GAAGCGATTTTCTTTCATTCATAAAGAAATGCCACTGCGTGTAGATATGACGATTGTGAAATCTTCAGAAGCTAAGGCTCATGGATTCGCTTCTTCAAAAGTTCTAAAACAGCCAGAGCATTTCGAAATCGAAATTGAGTATTTGAATAATCAAGAATACAACTCACAAGATGTATTAAATGAGTTTCGAGAGGTGATATATATTATTTTATGTAGACTCAAAAACACATCCCATCTCATGTCGAACTCCGAAAAAAAGGACGTCATTGAATCTTATCTAGGTGTTCTTCGTAGCCCAGTCAACGGAAACGTAGATTTAGAAAGGACATTAAAATTCAATCCAAAATCTATATTTTTAAGCTATCAACCAATAACTCTTGAAATTGATAATCTTCACAATGACTTCGACAAGTATCCTGGTGTTATTTCAGTTTTGAAGAATTACACTGTTACCGAAAAGGCAGACGGAGAGAGAATGTTACTGTTCGTGAATAAAGATAATAAAATATTTTTGATAAACAACCGTTTTGAAATTATAAATAGTGGTTACAAACACATATCGAGTAAAAATTGTATACTCGATGGTGAATTTATCAGACACAATAAAGCGAACGTTGAGATTAACAAGTTTATGTGTTTTGATATTTATTTCGTCGACAATAAAGATGTAAGACAGCATCCTTTGATTCAAAACACAAATTCGGACATTTCGAGGGAATCGTTGATGAAAAAATTTTGCAGAACGAAATTGACTTCATATTTAGAAGACACAAAGGTTTTCAGTGTTGAAACAAAAAGGTTTCATTATTCAGAACAAGATGATATTTCTGGATTTCAAGAAAAAATAAAGTTATGTTATGAAGACAAACGATATGAGTATCATGTAGACGGGTTGATCTTCACTCCAAAAGGACTTGCTGTAGGTTCTTTGTATCACAACATAGTTCCAGATTATTCTCAACGAAAATTCGGTGGAACGTGGACTAGTGTTTTCAAATGGAAACCCGCGAATGAAAATTCAATTGATATGTTGGTATCCATACAACAAAAAAATGTGTACGTAAACAATGTCGGTGAATGTCATTTGTGCAATTTATGTGTTGCTGGTTCTGAAAGAAATACTGATGAGGAAATAAACCCGTTTGACATACTATCGAATAAAATGCGTAAAGAAAGTTCTGACACTCTGGAAAAAGTTTTTGCGTCTGTGTATTTACCGATCAAAAATACAAATAGGTTTCCGGTAACCAGTCAAAATGAAAACATTTATGATAAAACCGTTGTAGAGTTCATTTATGATGAAAATGCAACAATCAACTTCAAATGGAAACCATACAGAGTTCGTTCCGATAAGACTGAATTATATAATTCGAAAAAGAAAAATAAGATTGTCGGAGCAGCAAATCACATATCTACCGCCCAAAATGTGATGAGAAGTATAAAGAATCCTTTGACAGTAGACATGTTATTTGGAACTACAGAAAATTCAATAAATATCAAAACTGCATTAGATGAGAAATATTATATTCGAAAAGCGAATCGCCGTGACTTGTTGGTGTATCCGTTACTTCAATTTCACAATCAAGGTGTAAAGTCTACATTATTTAGTTTATTCAAAAACAAACGTAATAAGGAAAATAGAAGATTCAGGTTATTAGACGTTGCGTGTGGAAAAGGTGGAGATATGGACAAATGGTATGATGCTTCTTTTGAATATGTTGTCGGAATCGATATCAATTTGGATAATATTGTAAACGCAAGTGATGGTGCATATGTGAGATATCAACAAAAAACACAAGAGCGTAACTATAAAAATGTGAATATGATTTTTCTTCAGAAAGATGTTTCTAAACCATGGAATGACTTTGACGAAATTAAAGACGGGCGTATGAAAAGACTATACGATCTCGTATGGGGAAGACAACCTGATAAGAGTTTCCCATCATCTTTGATAAAACACCACAAACTTATGGACGCAAAATTTGATGTTATCAGTTGTCAATTTGCAGTACATTACATGTTCGAAACAGAAACAAAGTTGAGAAACTTTTGCGCGAATGTGGATCAGACTTTAGCTGAAGATGGATATTTCTTTGGGACATGTTTGAATGGATCTCTTGTGAAGGAAGAGTTGTCAAGGGTCAAAGAAAATAAGATAATTGGAAAAATTAAGGACAACGTGGTATGGACCATAGAAAAAGGTGTATTCAATGATTCCAATGATGTGTTCATAGGGGATAGTATTTCTGTGTACTTTGAATCGATTGGAGTGAATCACACAGAGTATTTGGTGTCGATTGAACTATTAAAAAAATATTTGGCCGAGTATAATATTCATGTACTCACCGAGACAGATTCACAAAAGCTTCTTACCAATTCAAACAATTCTTACGGAAAGTTCAACGAACTTGCTATCGCTACACGAGATATAAAATTAAGAGACGAAACATTAAAGAAATTTAGTGACTTAAATATGTGGTTTGTATTTAAAAAATATAACAGTTAACGTGATAATAATGGTTTATGACTGAATATAAATTATTCAAGTCATCAGACACTGACAAATATATTTTTGAAATGAATTTGAAAGACTTCAAAGCAATCCATGAATATACTGAAATTCTAAGAAAAGATTTATTCTTTTGGAAAAATCGTATAGATAGCGAACGAAAATGGGATATCGCTAAAAAGTATACAAATAAATACGAGTTTATTTTTTCATTGAATCACGATGGGGTTGCAGACATCAATCCAATAAGTCGATCTTACTTCAAAATGCTAGAGATATTAACTGATATTAAATTTCAAAGCGAGACCCCTATTAAATGTGCCTGTTTGTGCGAAGGACCTGGGGGGTTCGTTCAAGCAATCAACGATTACTTTAAAATGAATGAAATACAACTGGAACCTATTTCATGTATATCGTTGGTTTCAACAGACAAAAAAGTTCCAAATTGGAAACTTGAGTTGACAACGAACTATAGAATTGGGTATGGTGCAGATGGAACTGGAAACCTGTACAAAGTAGATAATGTAGATCATTTCTGTGAACAAACAGGATACAATACTTGTGATGTCGTCACTGCGGATGGGGGATTTGATTTCAGTAATGATTTCAATTCACAAGAAAAATCGTTTCTTCGAATGTTTCTTGCTGAAATTTACACTGCGGTGTGTCTACAAAAAGAAAATGGAATGTGTATCATCAAAGCGTTCGATTTTTTCCTTAAAGAAACAATATCTATGATAGCACTGTTAATGAAATTGTATTCGAACGTTGATTTTTTCAAACCGCATACGAGCCGTCCAGCTAATTCTGAAAAGTATATTATATGTTCTGGTTTTAAAATGAACGACGCGCTAATAAAAAAGCTAAGGTGTGTTTTCATCCGAGACGATTTTAATTTCGAGAACTTAGTGTCAGAATCAGAGTATTCAAGAGCACACGATATTGTGAGCTTGTTAAATACGTCTTTTGTGAAGAATCAAATACTTAGTATTCAAACCACGTTAGAATCAATAAAAACTAATCAATATAATACTAATGAAAAAAAGATTGACGCACATAAACACGCTTGCATCGAATGGTGTAAAAAGTATAAAGTTAAAATCAAAAAAGAATACAAAACCTTTTCAGTCAACTAAAGATTTGGTTTGACAAATTTGTCAACAAGCAAAGAACCTACATCCACCGAAGCATCATGTTGACTTGTTGATCTACTGTCAATTTCGTCTTTTTTCTTTAACATGTACAAAAGCGTTTGGAAATCGAACTTCGTTTCAAATATGGCATTACTTAGTGTTGGATATGCCTCGAAAAAATCTGGGTATAACTTTTCGCATTCTGAACGTGTCAATTTGTTTTTTTGAATTTCATCAATGATGTGATAAATGTTCATTTTGATAAAAATCTATTCGTTTATTTAAATAAATACATTCATGAATCCAAGTGAATACAATTTGAATGAACCACAACTTCCGAAGGAACCTGAGTTGAACGGCGGGTTGTATACTGGTGAACCATTTAAAGGTCCATGGGGAAATGTTCCTGTTGTACCCGAAGGGTCAATCATGACCCACGAAACACTTCGTTCAGCAAAACCTCCCATTCAAGCGATTCAACAATTTGGTGATATGATTCGTCTTGGAAATAACAATCCATTGATTCCTCCGTTGAACAGATTTTCTCCAAACCACGACATAGCATGCACAAATTCTGTGACTCAAAAGCATCCAATTAAAAGTTTTGATAAATCGTTCGTTTCTTTCGATAGTTATTAAGAATGAAATTTTTGTTCAGAGATTGCAATTCTTTTTCGATTTCAGGTTTCTTTTTGATGAAAAGTTTCCAGTTTTCCAGATGATGTTTCTTGAATTCTTTAATGTGTTTTCTGGTTGTCTGATTGATAGATGATATTATTGTTCTGTCCAGAGTTTTGATGTTTTGTTCTTTCGATAACAAATTCAATATCACTTGGGATGTAATGATTAATTTCAGAGAGGTTTGTTTACTATTGTGTTTTCGTCTTATTATTGCTTTCAGGAAATGAATTATTTCGGCATTCTCGCTTTTATCAAATACTGCTATTATCGTCTCCACACATGTATCAATCAAAATCGACAAGATAAATGCATTTTGATCAGATATAATACTTGGTGTAAGACTAAATTGTTCTAATACCATTTTCATTACGTTTGTAATGAATCTGATTAACCGCTTCAAAAAATTGTTTTTTTGTCCATTGATATAATCGTTGCATAATTTTATGATGTCTATTTCGTCCGAGATGTGTTCATCATCTGAATCGCAATGAGACATGTTCATTTTAAAACGAGGAAACTTAGGAGGACCACTTGGTGGACGATGAACGGTAATAAGTGAACTATCGAATGAAGGTTTAATATCATTCTTTGTTCGATTTGAACCTCGGATCTTAGTTTGCAAATTTAAGGTAGTTCGTTTAGGAAATGAATGATTCTTACTCTGTAATGGAGACGGGTTGATTACTGATCGTGGTTTTTTGTTTGTCTTTTCATTGGTATCCGACCTGATGCGAGAAAGTATTTTTGAAACCGACAAAATGATAGATGGGTTTCCGCCGATTGATTTTCTCGAATGTTGTTTCGAATCAAATTCATTCATGAATTAAATTTATTTGATGACATATTTTTTGAAAAAATTGAAAACAATGTTTTCAATGTTGTAGTTCAATATGAAGATTGTAAACATTCCAAATATGAATACACATGTAATTTCAAGAACACAACTGAACAATGACCGACTTGTGGTTTCTCTGATAAATACAATTCTTGAAAAAAGACATATTCCTTTATCAGTGTTGCAAATATCAAGAATAATTCAACAGTATGGGGTGTGTATTGATTTAGAAAACCGATGGAGCACAGGTTCTCAAACACGAAAACTTCAGTACATAATGAACGAGTATTCTACAACTCACTACAATCAACAACAATTATTTGTTCAACTACATGATGGTAGATACACATTGCCACACATTCACCAAATGATGGTTGTTTCTAACTTATTCTTGAATGCAGATTTTGTTGAAAAACGCAAGAAAATTGAACAACCGATATAAAAAGGTTTATACACATTACAAGATGACAGAAGAAGACGTGGAAATTGATAAAGTGTTATGTAGAGAGGTACTTGTTTTTAATAAGTCCCATCATCAATGAAAACTAAGAAAATCAAACACATGAAACAAAGCGCGTTAAACTTCAGAAAGTCTTAAATGTATACTAGATCTAATTTACGATCGAAAAGTTTTTGATTTCTTTTTTGTACACTAGACTCGATGGTTACTGGTAAATATTGAAGTGCGTATAAGTTATGAAGTTTGTACGGACGAAGGGGGATCGTGTAAGGGGAACATGTCATAACCTTAAATGGAAAGGATATGCGTGAATCATTGAATTTGTGAAGATTGGTAGAACTCAATATGATTTTGGATCTGCTTTGAAGCAACGTTTTTGCTGCTGCCGAGTAGAATTCACACGGTTCCTTGTTTGAAGCGTGATTTGAGTGTTCAAAAAAATCATGAGACACCAAATTCACATTCAATTTGGTTTGTGGATGAATGATGTCTTCGAGTAATTTTATCCGTGACTCTGTGTTTTTCATGACATATGTGCAGTAAATGGATGAATCTGGAAAGGTTTTTTTAATATAATTGATGAACAACGATGGGTTTAATTTAGATTCTGTTGGCTCTTCATGGATAACGATGTTAGTATTTGTACACTGTGCAGTTGCGAGGATAGCGCATATGCTAACAGAATCATGACCAAGATTTGATAGAGAGATATAATGGTACGCGTGAGGAAAGGTTTTGATACTATGTATAATTGTTTTCGCCACGTGTGTATGCGCTTCTTGTATTGGGAAAATATAATCAATCAAAGGTATTACTTTACATTTTTCCAAGTAGCTTATAACATGTTTCACTTGTGCTGAAGGCACTCTGAAATACATTACAAAAAGATTTTAACATCTTCTTTAAATGCATTTATGTCTATTGAAATGAATAACAAAAAGATGTTTTACATTAGTTTTTTTTATTTCTTTCAGTTGTTTTGGTTACAAAATCAGATGTCCAAATCAGATTCGGATTCAATGATTTCTTCGTCGACAATACAATCATCTGACAAATCAATTTCTGTATTCTGTGACATACTAGGAACATCCTTATCCGAATCATCCTTGTTAGAAACTTTCTTGTTATTCTTCTTCGATTCTTTCTTTTCATTCTTCGCGTCCTTCGTCGCGTCCTTCTTCGCATTCTTCTTCGAGACTTTCTTTTTGTTATCATCAGGTGTATTTACATCCTTATCCGTTTTTCCAGTCTTTTTCTTCGTAGACTTCGCGGTGTCTTTAGAAACATCATCGACGTTTGTGGACGTTTCTTCTGTAACGAGTGGGACTGAATCATCTTCGCTATCCGAAGATTCTTTTTTTGCACGCTCGTTGTAATCCTGTTTTTTCTCTTCAGGAACATCCTTCCAAGATTTAGCAAGAACAGAGGTCATCTCTTGAGGTGTGATGTTAGGATGTTCTTCTTTCACAATCTTACGATGTTCACGCATATAAAGATGATATCCAGAGAGACGACCTTTTTTTGAGGACTTGCGGATTTTTTTGTTTGTTTTGACTGTATCTATCATGGTCGTGATAATAGATTTGATTTCTTCAGTGAGAAGATTGTTTTCATCCAATCGCTTGATGACGTTATTGTATGCATCACGCATAACGTCGTTCATTCCATTATGAATAATACTCATGAGTGATTCGGAAGCCATTATTTGTTGAATATTTGAGTATGTATTTGTGAGTGGTGAGTGCTTTTGTACAGATCGAAAACGTCAATTTTTTTCTAAATTTGACGTTTGTCTATTGTGTAAAAAAAATATTCAAAATGTTGTTTTTTGATTAGTTATTGGTGAACTTTGGGGGGCAAGTTTACCCATCGGAGCCCGTGGAGATAGAGGATGGTATTGTCCTTAGGTCAAAGACCATTGGTGTTACACCAAAAAGTAAAACGTTCTCGCACCTCTTTGGAACACGTTTTGTCGCTTAGAGAAGGTGAACACGTGGTGTCTGCGAGTTTGCGTTGGTTGGTTCCTTGTTTGATTGGTGTTTCCCGCCAAAAATGTACTTCACTGAATATACAAAACCTGCTTCGCGGGTTTCTCCTTACGGTCAGCGCCTGCTCTGGCTCTGAACATTAGAATATGTACTAACTTCTTCGTGATCATTAGAATATCTAACAACTGAATGAGTTAACGTATGCTGTATTTCCCTAATATCTGTTTGTAATTTATTAATAGAATCTCTCATGGAACTAGTTTCTTCTGAGATTTTATTTTGAATGACGTTAATCATTTCTTCTCTGAATTCAGAAGGTATATCATTGTTTTTTCTACTATAATCAAGTTCTAACCGACGAACATCATGTTGAATATTATTAACTTGCTCTATTAATCCGGGTAAAGCTTCTAGTACTCTGCTCGAAATGCTAAGACTAAAACTTTCTTTCACACTATTTTTACTACATAAAACAAGAATAGTAAATAATATAAGCATGATTGAAAATACTAATGTCAAATGTAATGGAACATTCATTGTTTATATTATAAAACATAAAAAGAAACTATTATTTATTTATATTTTAGAAACCAAAAGGTTTATAGTTCTTCATTTATAAATTCACATCATACACATTGGCACAATAAACTTGCAACGACAATTAGGGCATGAATTTTTGTTCATTAACCAGTTTGTCAGACATTCATTATGAAATGTATGACCACAACGTTTGACTGTTCCACCTTCATTACTATCAGTAACATCAGTCAAACAGATGGTACACTCTGCGGGTTTGATAAATTTGAGTTTGCATTTGTCCAAGCTTCTGAGTTGCAATGTGTATTCGTTTAACTTTTGCTCAGAAGAACTAAGAAGCTGTTGTAACAATTTAAAACGTTTCGCGGTTTCAATGATGTATGATTGATATGCCTCCCATTCTCTTTTATGTGGTAAATAATCAGGAACTGTTTGATCTAGGTTTCGTATGTAAGTTTTGATAAAAGCGAGAGTTCCTTGGTATGTTGCATCTTTGTTTATTACATTCATAGCGTTTCCCTCTTCGATTGCATCTGAATTCATGAAATCGACAGTATAACGCAAGTTTTCGATTGTATCATTCAGTTCGCTGTTTGTAATCTGTGTTTTCAACCATTGAACGTAAGTGATTGGTCCAAAATATGCCGTGACTAGTTTGAAATAATCAACAGTTCCTGTAGTTTTTTTTGAAAAAACCTCGTAGGTATGACCTTGTTTCATCGTTTTTTTCAAGTGATATCCACACGATGAAATAATATCACCTGTGAATACATCTAGACACATCCGTGTACAAGAATTGCTACACGGTTTTCCGTTCGTTTTGAATTGATGACACATTGGGACACTTGAGTATCCAAAATCTGTTATATGTTTGGATACTCCCATATTGTTGTGAATCGATAGAGACATTGTCTGTTTGTGTGTGTAAACCTTTAGTACGAATCTTTTAAATTATATGTCAATTTTTTTCGGACGATAGCGACAGTTGATATTAAACAGAGTTTGTTTCGATAATTGAAAGTCTAATAATGTATTCATCGAATCAGTACCAAGAACCATTTTCGAACAGTTGAGGAAGGATATTTTTTGTGGATCTATTTCGTAACAGTAAACCAACCATCGCGAACGCAGAAATTCCATATGATTGTAACATATGTTCGTTTGCGTGGAACTTAGTGTTTTTGATGCTTTTGTTCAATACATGTACTAAATGTTGATTAGATATGTTGAACAGTTTCGTACATTCATCAACAGTGAAAACAGCTTTGTGTTTTTTATCATTCAAACGAGATATTATCATTTTTAATAGTTGTTGATCCAAAGGAATGAACTGTGTGTTCATTTCAATACATTCATCTATCATCAGAATTGACTCAGAGTCCATCATGGTTGATGGCTGAATGTTGTGTAATGTTTACAGTGATTGATAATTATGTATAATAACTTATCAAGTTTTTTTCTCTGAAATTATTTATAATTTACATATTTAAGAGGATTTTCTTTCTATGACTGAAATGTTACTTATTGATTATATACATTCCCTTCCTAATGACATTCAGGGATACATATATGAATTGACATTGGAATTAAGAAAACCTAAAAAGGTGCTACCTGAACCTCTACAATTTCAACTTAAACATCATCGTGGAATTTTTTACAACATTTTATCAAAATTGTATGACGTACAGTCAGAACTTATGCATGAAAAATATCGTGCGTATTCATTTCTTGCGTATAAGATGGTTTTCGTTTTGAACGATTATAGATATACTGAAAATCATGATGTCAACTCTACAGTTCGATACTTGTTCGATGGCTTATCAGATGACGAAATTTATGCATACAATCATGTTGACACATATTTAATATATGATCAGCAATCGATGATAAACGTTGTGAGATTCATTACTAAATGTTGGTTGCTTATGAACTCAAAACAACATTTACAATTTAACTCTCTATAAATGTACACGACTTTTTCCATTGAATTTGAAACCGATATGAAAAATAGTAGTTTGTTATATAAATGAAACAAAACGGAGGAAAAATTCTGGGACAGGGAACGTATGGATGTGTTTTTCATCCTCCTATTGACTGTATTGATGGTTCAAATGATGGAAAGAGTGGTGTCGGAAAGGTGTTAACATCAGAACATGCGTACATCGAGATAGCAGAAAACAAACCATTTCAACTGAAGAAAAACATGGACGATGTTCGAGAATTCACAAACCCAATAGAATACGTCTGCGATGTTTCAAAAAAAAAAACCAAAGATTTTAAAAAATGTCGAGTGTTGAACAAAGATGATTCAAAGGATAAGAAGTTAACCCAAATTGTGTACAAACACAAAGGTTTGGATTTGGCAAAATTGTATAATCATCGTCGATTCACATTCAAGGAAAATATCGATATTCAAACTAGATTCCTTAATGTAATCAAAGGAACCAAATCGTTATTTGAATCTCAAAATAAATCTCATTTGGACATAAAACCACAAAACATACTTCAGACTGAGAAAAATATGATTTTGATAGATTTTGGTCTCGTAACTCATTTCGACGAAATTTACAGCAAATACAATATGAATATATTAATTCACCCATATCCTTTTTATCCCATCGAGTTTAAATTATTTGCATCCATGTATATTTTTGTACAAGAACTGAAAAAAACGCCTCTCAATGATATGACGAAAACAAACGAATACTATGAGATGGTTGATACAAAAATGAAATCTTATTTACGTAAAATTGTCCCCGATGTATTTCAAAATGATTATGAATATGGTTATGGAGACATTAACGATGACACGAATAAAGTAATGAAATCATTTGGATTGTCGACAACATTGATGAAAAACCAGATATATTCAACGTGGAATCAAATACTTACAATCATGAAAAACAAGAAAAAGACTTTGGAGTATATCGATGATATTTTCACAAGTCAAGCACATAAAGTTGATGTGTTTTCTTTAGGGATGAGTCTTTTGTATTATTTTTTTAAACAAAACCAGTTTGTTAATCAACTCGTGCGTGGTAAAAAATACAAAACCGCTTTAGAATGTTTGAAAAAAATCATGCAAAGAAGTTTGTCATTCAACATGTTTGAACGAATGACCTTAAGTGAGTTCGATAGGGAGTACACAAACTATTTAACACACCTAAACGTATCCCAGACAGAAGAAATCTTACAAGGTGATGGAATGAAAAAAGTACCACACAAATTGATTAAAAAACTAGCCAAAAATGAAGAAATAGGCGATATACACGAGTCATCAGAAAGGAAAAAGATGTATTTGAAATATAGACCGAGTGTTAGTAAATCTATAACACATTGTATTAGTAATTATACAAAAGAAGATCTCAAAAAGATTGCAGATTCTAAAAGAATCCTTGTGTCTGAAAACAAAAAGGACACATGCAAAAGACTTCTTCATATATTACCGGAAAATAAGAACACAAAGTTCAACTATAGCTTTGGAATGATTTCGAATGGAATGTCATTCATAGACAATTGCATGACAAAACACACAGTCAAACAACTACGTCAAATTGCAAAAGAAAACAATGTCAAGTTGGGTGTAACAAGGAAAAAAGATATCTGTGAAGTTCTGAACAAACAAAGAATTAAACAAAAGAACTGACAACAAGTACTAACCACATGAAGATTTGAAAAGCTCGAAAAGAAAATATGTAAAGAGAACGTGAACATAATGGAAACATATTTTAACAATTTCAATTATTTATATTAATAAAATGATTGTCAATTCAAGAAAAGTATTCATCGCTGTTATTATTTTATGCGTATTGTGTTTTTCCATCTTCAAGAAAAAGTACATTATTGAAGAATTCGGATTTGGAATCTCAAAAGCGTTGTCAAAGGTTGCTTCCAAATCTTTAAAATCTTTAGAGACAGCTGTATCACAAACAAATAATGTCTCAAAGAATGACGATTCTATAAAGAAACTTGAAGAGAGAGTAAAAAGTCTAGAGAGTCGAATGAGCGAATCTAATAATGAATCAGAAATATCTATGATCAAATCAAAACAAGACAAACAAGACGATAGAATCAATACATTAATAACAGAAATAATGAATATTCAAAAAATGTTTATTTAGTGTAACATCACTCTTTTGTAATTAATCAATCTATAAAGTAATGATATGAACTTTCATCCGAAATTCTTGGATACGTATCGTTTTGATTTGTTATCAAAACATCAATTTAAGATCATGGGAATTATTTTCAAATTTGTAATACATGAAAACAAACGAAACCCTTTCCCAATATCAAAAGTAAAAACGTACTTAAAAACCGCACTGAGATTGATGAATATTCCACTGAATAAAAAAAGAAGTAGAGTGAACTTAATCGTCTTTGACACACAAATACGAAAGGTGTTACCAGAAACAGGAAAAAGCATTGAAGCTGTTCACGTGAACTCTGGATATTGTTATCCAATGTCACAAGAAAATGAGGCCAACATCGTAATTTATAGGAGACAAGAATTTTGTAAAGTTCTTGTTCATGAATTGATTCATTTATTTAATATTGTTCCTCATTCAGAATCTTTGCAAACGTATTACGGACACAAGTTTTCTAGTGTGAAAACGACTTTGAATGTTAACGAGGCATTTGTGGAATTCGAAGCATTGTTGATTCATTGTAAGGTTTTAGCACACAAAAATGACAAGGATCTGCAAACCATCCTTGAAGAAGAGTATTCGTTTTCTGCGAAGGAAGTCAAAAAGATTTTGAAGCAACAGAGTACAGACATTCACAGAATTCTTGATGATTCATTTGAATGGAAAGAAAATACAAACGCATTTGCTTATTTTGTATTGAAACACATTTTGTTGCACACATATTTAAACAAATCCGTGGAAACGTTCGTGAATGATTTAGAAGAAAGGGTTAATAAAGCGAGAAACTCTGTTTCGAAGAAAAAGCCTTATATTGGTTTAACTAGAAACTCTATGCATATAGACATATGATTATTTTTTCTGCAATTTAGAGAACGCACGAATGAGCTCACATAAGGGTTTCTTTGCTATAGACGTTGTGTTGACGAACGACATATTTTTTTTTGCGAAGTCTACTAGAACTTGCTTTTTATACTTCAAACACGAATAAAAACCAATTGAACCTGCTTTGATTTCTTTCGTTAAGTCATTCAAGTCGTTTCTATTTTTTGAATTCAAACGTTTAGACTTACTTCCACCTGAGGTTGAATCAGATGACATCATAACTAAATACGGTGTAATATCATCGTCTTCATCTGTATTTTCTGAGTTCATATATTTGTCGAATTCGACAACTAATGTATCAGAATCCCATCTATCGAATACGTTAGGACGAGTTGTTTTTTTGATAATTCTTAATAAATCTTTTCGATTAGGTATTGTTAGATTGTTTGTTAAACACGCGATGTAAAATTCAAGCAATACAATTCCAAAACCATAAACATCGATCTTACCAGCGTGTTTCGATAAAATCGTATTTATTTTTTTGACAACGATATTGAGTATGGACATATGATCAGTTGTCTTATCATCTTCTTCACTGAGTTCGCTTTCAAACAGATCAGTAATCATATCGTTAATATTTTTTATTCGAAGTTCTTTGTTCGCATCCTTCATGTTATTGTATTGGTTTGTTTTCGAATACAAGGATACTAATTCCGATACGTTCCACGATTCTTCTTTTTCGGTGACTTTGTCTAAAAGATGGTTTCTTAACTTTTTAATGACAGACTTGATACTCTTTTCATTATTTCGTTGGTAATCATTTCTGTAGTAATAATCATCATTCGAATAATTGTTTTTTAACAAATTGGTTAAAACAAAATTAACAATTAAATAATATGTTTTTAATTCAGGTGGCGTGTTTTTGTGCGAAATTTTGAAAAAATCTACATTTTTGAAAAAATCTTCAATATCTTCAGTTTGATAACGACGTTTCTCCATCTTAGAAGTCATTTCAAAATCATAAATCGTTTCGCGAGAAGCAGCCTTGCCAAATTCGTTAAAAATTAAATCTTGACCACCATCTTTCATGAGTATGTTCTCGGATTTTATATCGAGGATAAGTATATCAGAGTCGTTCAGTTGCTTGAGTCCTTTTGCTAAAGATCTGAAACCATGTAAACAAACGGACACAATTTTGTCGTCAATATCAGTCTTCAAAATGTCTGACAGAGTTTCTCCTGTGTATTTATAAACAAGTTGGTATCGCAACCGCTTCTTGGACTCCATGCATTCCTTCACTTCCTGATTACGCGCCAAGAGTTCTTTTTTAGTGATGTCACAATATCCGATCAAAGTATTCATAAAAGAAGATTGGTTTTGGATATTGACATTTTTTTTAATCTTATTCACAATTTTTAGTTCTTTTTTCAACTCAGATTTGAGAGAAAAAAGTTTTGATAAACCATTAGCGAGTTCTTTGTTTCCTTTACACTTGAATGACTTTTCAAATGTACATTTATGTTTTTTGTTAGAACCACCAAGCATACTTTATTTATATATCTTTTTTTTTGACATTTCCAGTGCGATATCCAAGCAATCCAACCAACTTAAATTCAAATTACGATGTTTTGCATTCACCTCAACGAAAGTCATATATGAGTCTAATAAAGTTATGTAGTAATTTGTCGTTCTGGTAATTGACTGCATCACAATATTTATATATGTATTTATATTTGGTGTGACTCCTTATTTTCATAAATTCTTTGTGTATATTATTTAAATGTATTACATAGATAAAACACTTTATTTTTCAATTTTATTTGCAGCCTCATTGTATTCGGTTCAAGGGTTAACTGGCATCGATTTGTTGAATATTCTCAAACCCTATGTGAGATTTGATATTCGGTTTGTTGCTTGTATATTTTTCTTGATTGCCATTTTGAATAATGTTGGTCGTAGAGATTACTATCTTCCGTTCATGGGGAAAATGATCTTTCCTTGCGACTCCTTTGTCGAACGATTCCCAGAAAACGCCACATTAGAGGTATTTGTGAAAGACTTGCCTCCAAACAGGAACGTTATTTTTTGGGCAACTGAAACAACTGAAAAAAGTAATGAGCAAAAGATTGTGAATCCAATCCAAGCATATCAAAGGTATGCAAATACAGGTATCACAAAGACAAATCGATTTGGGGAGGCAACATTTAAAGTGCGCGAACCGATTGAGTATTCTCACAATGGAGTCCATTACAAAAAGCATGTTCATTACCGTGTGTGTATTGGTAATGGTGTGTTGGGAAGAATTAATAAAATTGATATTTGAACAGAACGAATTAATCAATAACATACATTTCATCGAGTGTGTTGATTGAATCCAAGCGTTGAACAAGTGAATCTAATGCTGTTCTAAGGTTTTCAATAGTTCCGTTGTTTGGAATTATGTAGTTGTAAATCATTTTCGTGTGTTCATCTTCGCTTGGATCCGTCACGTTGTGTTGAATGTTTATTGAACTACGCAACACCTTCACCAAGCAAACGTGTTCATTTTGAAACGTGCGTTGGATGAAATCAAGTTCATGACTAAATCTAAGATCAGATATCACGATTGGCATGTTTTTGATTCGGTTCTTATCGATGTCTTCTTTCATGAGATGTACCCAAAAATTTCGATTTACGTGTGGAATCAGTTTCTGAATTTCAAACTGAAAGAGGTCTGTACCCACAAACTTCATAGCGTCCCTTGGTGTCACATTCCATCGATTGTCGACGACATCTTTTTCTTTTCCATTCAACTGCTGTGGAGAAAATCCGAACAATTTGGATAAGGCGTCTTTAAGATATGTCGCAATCTTGAAATGTTGAAATCCATGTTTACTATTGAGAAATGTGGCACATTCGTCTTTTCCAGACCCTTTGTATCCACATAGTAAAATGATCATCTTATGATCAGTGGTGGTTTTTGTTTGTTTTCATATCCAATGAAATTCATCAAATTTTATGAAAAAAAGAAAGAAAGTTTTAAAGGAACATATTCATGAACAAATTACGCCTTTCAGGTGTTAAATGACACCAGTATCGTAAAATGTCTCTCTCGAGACTTTTCTTCGTAAATCTGTTCATCACAACGTACTCCAGAATTTGCTCTACAGATTTACTGGGGAAAATCATCAAAAACTCTTCATTCAATCCATCTACAATTGGTTGCATTCCGTTCAAGTAAAATAATAGGTTATTTTCAAGCCAATATAAATATTCGTTGTCTTCATCCCCAAAAGAGTTTAAATACTTTGATTTGAGTTCATATATGGAATGAAATGAAATAATGTCCTCCAGCAAGATTTCGTTGATTTTACGAGGTTTTCGTAATTCAATCACAATTTTAAATATGTGTATTCTAATATCGAGTGGCAGATCGTTGATCCTTGTGAAATCCAGAGTTAATTAACAATGTTTTGTACATTACCAATATACACATACCTTTATGTCCTTTTCAAAACAACACAAAATTTGGATCAAAATACATGTCAAAAATGTCTTTTCGAATGGCATCTTGTTCTAATACTACAAGATTTTGAAAAAGGGTTTTCGGTATACGTTTTGCAATTTTCGTGCTGGAGAATTTAGAATAAAGCATTTTCGCCTTGTGTATTTCTTCTTCTTCAATTGCATTATTTTGAAGGTGTTGTCCCAACCAAAAATAAGCGTTTTGTGTGTCCGTAAAAAGCATTCGTAATTCATTGTGAAGATATTCTTCAAAATGGTCATATGAAGTCATGTATTGGAATTGTCTTTCCATGACTCTTACAAAGGACTTCAAATCAGGTCTTTGAAAACTACCATTACTTGAAGTATAAAATGGAGATAAAACCAGATGGGTGTGTTCATCTATGAAATCTAAAATACATAAAATCGATATTCGTTTCAAAAGTTTCCAAAACTCTTGAATTTCAGAGAATACTATAATATTTTTTTGAATATCTCTAACATACAACGAATGCAATTTGCGATGTATGAGGTCTTGTAAATCTTCTGGTAATGAAATTACCCGTTCATATAATGAAAGCATAACTAAATATATGTTCTATGATTCTTATAAATAAATATAAATCTTGTCATTTAAGATTCTGAACTGATGTTTTATTTTTTGATTTTGAAGTTATTCTACTTTCGACGACCACGACCACCTGTTGTAGTTGAATTCACAAGTTCAACATTGCTTATAGAATACATTGGATAATCACCATAGGAAGAAAAGCTTGTTTTACATATCGAATTCATTTGGGTTTCTTTGTGGTAAAACTGTTCTGTATGATTGGACACTAAAGGTTCCGATATTATTTTGAAATTTGTATTCATATCAATTAAAAACTCCAACTCAGCTTTTATTTGTGAAACGCCGCCAATAAATAGCACATTGCTTCCTGGTTTTACAAGTATTTTGTACAAACAACATTGAATCTTGGTGTAGTTTCTGGATTCTGTTTGCGTAAAATTCTTTGCAACGTCAATTGATAATGTTGTGGAAACAAAACTCTTTTCATTAAATGGTTGATGTATTTTTTTGTTTTTCCAAGAATTAAATCTATCACCTCTGTACAGAGTCATTGGTTTAGTTGTGACTGGAGAGTTTTTTATGATTTCACTTATTGTGTCCGATAGACGATGAGATGCCATACGGATTAACTTAGGAGTGAAGAACTGTCTATTACGATATATCACATCATACAAGTGGTCTTTTTCTTTATCGTCTAGGTTTTTCCAAAAGTCTACGAATTTGTGATGTGTATCTTTTTTTAGAAAGGACATCATGTCAATCAAGTCTTTTGGTGCTTGTGGAATATAACTAAATATATTTCGAAGATTATCTTTTAGAGGAGTTGATACGTAATTATTGTATATTGATTTTACACTGTTTACCGTAGTTTCGCGTTTAGTATGCATTTGTTTCTTCTTTTGTGATGTATGATATACGAACTGATTTGTATGGGTGAAAAAATCAGTTATGATGTTTGTGTGTTTGTTATCATATAAAACAGATAGTATCGGAAAAAACAGTGCAAAGTTGTTTGTTATTATTTTGTTATTATCTGACTCCTTCAAAAGTTCCAATGGGTACGTATCTTTGTTGGATTTATGTAAATGTTGCACGAAATGATTTCCACCGTACGTGTAAGAAATAAGTGAAAACAAGTGGAAAATGTCCAATGATTGTATGTAGTTGTTCATTTTTCGAAACCAGTTTTCATCCAATGTCATCATTGGATTAGAAGAATCAAAAAGACTATGTTTAAAATTGTAATACACTAACTTTAGCCCAGACTCAGTACCTGTACCATCCGTGTTCATTTCAATATTTTGTGGTATATATCTGTACATCCAATATTTCTTTTTTGATTTTGTTAAACCATATTTGAATAATGGTTTTATATCACCTTTTCGATAATTAAGACTCATGAAAGGAACATTGTATGATACCTTCTTAGTTAAAAAAGCGGTTTTCATCATAAGATGATTTGTTTCGGGGTTGTTAGAATCACACCATTCGATGATATCATCCTTATTATTCTGACCACCATATTGAGAGTTTGTATTTCTTTCACGAACCTTTTTCACTGATATACATCTAATCCACAGTGTGGGCAACTTTTCATTCTGATCAAGTGCAGTAGTTCTGATGTGGTTCTTTTTGATAATGGAGTTTAATTTATATTCAACTTTGTTTTCAATAATAAAATCAGGACAAAAGGTGAATGCACCGATGAAGAACACTTTGACTCCTTTTGGAATGCAGATCTCATCTAGAATGTCTTTATGTCCTTTATTGAACACTGGTCTGTTAAGTTCGACGTGTTCATAATCAATAAATTTTGGATTGAGTTTCAACAGAGACACATCACAAAGATTATCTAATGAACATTTGATTCTTAATTGAGGTAAAGTTTTCTTGTCAATCTTTTTTTGTGTTCGTTTGTAGACTATCATTTGTTTTCGAGTCATGGGAGATGCGTTTATAATTTGAGTCATCTCATCGAAAATTTTTTTTTTCGCTCTCTTCACTAAGTGATTGTTGTTCATTATTTGTTCATGCATGATTTTCATTTGATGTTTTCTATCATCAATGCTGAGTGATTTCCAGTACGTCTTAAAAGTACCTCCATTATTCTTGATATCATCGTGCATCAAATTTAACAAGGGAAATACGAATGGATTTGATAGGTAAATTTCAATATTGTTTACAGTTTCAATTGTTGACATTTGAACGTAACAATGTATATATAATAATTGAATGGAATCCAATCCACTCACGTATGAGTTCATATCTACAAACCAATCCAAATCCAGTTGATTTTTGAAACGATTTTCATCTGCAACGTTTAATTTGTATTCGTCGTCATAATTGTTTGTGATGTACATTGGAATGGAAACATTGTTATCTGGGTTTGGGTTATTCGGCTGCGACAAGTTGTTTGGTTCATTTCCAAAAAAAATGGGTGTCCAGTTTGGACGATCGTCGAAATAACAGTCTGTGTGATAATCGACTTCTTCATTAATATCACCAATAGAAACATCATATTTTGGTAATAGATATCTACAATTATATTTCAAAACCTGGGTAATTAATATTTCAAATCTGCGATCGTTCATTTTAATTAATACATGGATTTAACAATTTCAAAGAAGTTCAATAAATTATGCATTATATATTATATTTGCAAATATGGGTTGGGTAACTGACTTTTGAAATCAAGTGTCGCGAGGTTTTAATTACGGTGTCAAAAACTTCAACGCCCCAAATTACGTTTATTGGTGGGTGATCCCTTTTTTCATAACAATGTTGATTTCTGCGATGATCACAATTTTCATTTTGCGTTCGATGTCAAAGTCAATTAAAAATACCTGTTTGAGTCTGGTAGAAGAAGAAAAAGAAGTAAAAGTTGCAAAGATGCTGGTGTACCATTATGGGTACAGACACTATTGTTAATATTTCCAGTATTTGTATCGTTTCTTGTATCTGCTGGCATTTATAAAGTAGGCGTGTACATAAACAACCCCAAAATGGCAGCGGGTATAATGACGACCGGTTACGTGGTTGACGCGTTTAAATGATATTGTTTGAGTTGTGATTAGTTCAACGAGATAAATATTTTGTACCTAAAATGATATTAACGCATACAAAAGGTATCGGTGTGAAACACATAAAAAGTATTTTCTCATCAAATTGATTTCTTTTATTTTTATTGTTCTTTTTTGTTGTGTGTTTTTTTGTTTCGGTGTCTTTTTTAGTGTTGTCGTCCAAGAAATATCCCACGAAATCCTGAAGACTCATCGTACTTTCCCAGATCTATGTGGACGAGTTCGAAACTTGAAAAGTTTCCTTTCAAACCGTACAATGCGTGTAGAGACCAATGTTCCCTGTTTAGTTTGTCCCACTGAACAGTTCCGTCATGATTGATTGGTGCACAAATCGAGAATTGATGCCACCAATGTGGGCCTCTAGAGTGTATCAATTCCAAAACTGTCTCTGGTAGTATCCGTCCGTAGATGGAAAGTTCCATGAGAATACCCTCCATCATACGCCGCCAAGACATGTCTACGTGGGGGTTGTCATCATTCCACTTGATTACACCTGGTGTGATTGGAAGAGGGCGATACGCAGACATTCTGCACAATGGACATGTCAACCGTCCGTTATTCTTCGTCTTCCAAGTGGACATACAATTAGGGTGAAACGAATGTCCGCACGGAAGTGTTTGTGTATCCTTGGGTGTCATTGAAGAAATACATACAGAACACTCTGGTAGCATTGTCCGTCGCAAGTGACGACCACAAACCCATGTGTTTGTTTCATGGATATGGTATGCTGGTGCCGTTTTGCAGATCTCTTTCGTCTTTCCAATCGTTTGTCCACAAACTTGCGGAGCGTGGGATACGCGGAACGAGTTCTTTGTCTCGTAACGAGTATATCCACAACACTCTGTCATTGTTTTGAGGGTAACGAAGCTTGATAAGATAGTTCTTAAACTAAAACGTCAATTTTTTCATCTTTTTCGACGTGTGAAAATTTAATTTCAATGCTATGGATTTTTATCGAGATATATAAACTTTTCTATTCGTGTAGAGTGAGTGCGAGAGACACACAATTGGTATGCACAAAGTCACCCTACACATGCTTAGTATCAGCCTGATGGAAAAAGAGGGGTGTTGATGAGTATACGGTAAGATGATTATATGATACATAAGAAAAATGGCTGTGGTGGGTATGTTGACACGGGCTGGTTAGGTGGTCGCCGTGTTTAAATAATTTTGTTTGAGTTGCAAGTAGTTCAGCGATACAAACATTTCCTAAATAATATGATATTTGTTTTTGAGTTGATAATTAGATGGAATATGTACATTTTCAGGAATCGCAACATATTTTCTGCCATTGAGATCACATTTTCCAGTGGGATACAATACGTATTTCACATTATCATTTCGGGGATACTCTTTGGTAAATGATATTCCGTTTTTCCAGTCATTCGACAAGTTTTTTAAATCAATTGTTTGGGTAGTATCCATGGATGCAGTATATACTATGATTGAATAGATTATGTCAACTTTTTAAAGTCAAAAGTTTTTCAAATTTTATTTGAAAAAATACCAATTTCTTGAAGGTATTAGATTCCTTTCAGAATCATGGAAAAACCAATCACCAGTCCAATCTATAGATACGTTCTTTCTCTTTTGTTCTGAAAACTCTTGTACAGCTTTGGTGACTCCAAACATACTTCCGTTGTAATCCATTACATCACCTGGATGATAATCATCACCACAAAATAAACCACCTGTTTTTAATTTAGGATACCATGCTATCAAATCTTCAAGGCATCCATCATAGGAATGATTCGCATCGAGATACACAAAATCCAAAGATTCATCTTCGAACTGAGACGCTACCTTGCTAGAAAAATCACGATGAATTTGAATTTTGTTCTTGTATGGACTCAAGTTTTCCATCGCAATGGAAAAGTTTTTTTCATGATCATGAAAACTTTCGTCATATTCGTCATATTCAGCCCACAAATCTACCAAATGTAATTTTCGACCTTTCCACGTATCGAGCATAGTTTTTGAAAATAGTCCGTGCAAAACACCGACTTCAACCCCTTCGCCTGTCAAATTATATTTGTTCAGAATCTGTGGTAAAATTGATCTATGTTTTTCGTACGGGGTTAATATTAAATTAGTGTTTGAACGTTCGGTCATTTATTGTTAGAGTGAAAATATTAAGCATTCGTAAACAGTAACAGAATAAAATTGAATCGAAAACTACAAATTGTGTGTATTAAATGTTTGTGAATAAGTAAAGTGATGAATAAAAAGATGTACACCGTATTGTATATTTTACCTCATCAACTGTATGATAAATCGGTTGTATCTAAAGTTTCGTTTACAAAAATCGTGTTGTGGGAACATCCTGATTTTTTTACCAAATATAAATTCAACAAAAAAAAACTCATACTGCATCGTGCCAGTATGAAAAAGTATGCGGAATCACTGAAGGGTAAATGGCGTGTAGATTACATAGAATACAAAGAACATCACACTGTTGTAGACAACGCTGTGATGTTTGATCCGATAAATCGAATGGATGGATTTTCAGATGTCGTGAAAATAGAATCTCCTAACTTTTTGTTGAGCACGACATTCATGAATCAGTTGTACCAAACGAAAAAAACCAAAACGAGCATTCGATTCACAACTTATTTTTATAAGCGTGCGAAGACTGAGCTTGGAATTTTGGAAAAAACGGAAAGCACAGATCAGTTAAATCGCAAAAATTTGAAAGGAGTATCGTACGATGAATTCGACAATCCGAAGAACTCTTCTGAAGATGAACAGTTTATTGAAGAAGCGATCCAATATGTTGAAAATGAGTTTCCAGATAATTATGGAACTTGTGAAGGGTTTCGTTTTCCGATAGATCATTCTTCAGCAAAGAAATGGCTAGAACACTTTTTGAAATATAAATTTGAATGTTTTGGTTCGTATCAAGACGCTGTTTTAGAAAATACGTATATGCTTTATCATAGTGGTTTGTCTTCATCAATTAATATAGGATTATTACAACCTTCTTATATTATTGAAAAAATTCAAAAACGCAATGACAAAGTGCCTATGAATAGTTATGAAGGTTTTTTTCGTCAATTGATATGGAGAGAGTATCAGCGATATTGTTATTTGTTTTTACATGATTCACTTTTGAAAGAAAACAGGTTCAGAGTAACGACACCTCTTCCATTGACGTGGTATTCTGGAGAAACAGGAGTATATCCTGTAGATATAACGATTCGTAAAGCGTTTTCGTCTGCGTATTTGCAT